GACGGTACAGTTCTGAAAGAAGATATGTCCCATGATGAAGCCGAGAACGAAGGCGACGACTGGCCAGCTTTTCGCGGCCTTGAGTAGGACCCACGAGATCGTCGCGTTGCCGTCCGGCTGACGGATCTTGATCCAGACGTCATAGGCGATCAGGATGACGGTCGTGGCGGAGAGGACGATCCCTGTCAGCATCTCGTTCGTCATGCTACGATCCCCCTAACCAACTATTCTTCTTCCTTGCCGCCCTGGTCCTTGACCGGGGCGTCATTCTTTCCGCCGTCGCCGTCGCCGTCCCCGAACTCGCCGCCATCTTCCTCAGGCTGCTCGATGAGTTCGCCCCGCGCGTCGAAGCCGATCTTACTCCGGACGGCGTTCAGGTCCTTTAGGTCGTTCATGTCGATGGCGCCGCAGTTAATCGCCTTGTCGAGCACGTCGATCTCTTTACCGATCTCCTCGATCGTCAGCTCGACCTTTTGGAACTCGCCGACGCCGTCCTTCTCCCACGCCGAGCGCGGGAAGTTGTAGGCGAGCAGGTGCTTGACGAGCTGGTTCAGGATCACGTCCTTCGTGCCGTCGAGTGTCCCGTCGCAGATCTTATCGAACGTCTTGGCGTGCTCCTGCCCGAGCGCGTACGACCCCGTGCCGTCCCCACCCGTAAAGATCAAAGACGGGAGGAGGAGCGAGCGCATGATGGCGCGGTCGCACAGTTTGATGGACTCAAGGAAATCATTCGCGTTCGACGCCTGCGGGACGAAGTCCGTATCGAAGATCTGGCCCTTCTTGCCGGGTAGGATGATCGTCGAGTCATTGTGGATGTTCCGGAACGCGTCGGCCGCCGCTTGGTCGGCGCGCTTCCCGACGTTCGCGTTCCCGCGAAGGTTCTGATTCATCACCGACCGGTCACGCGATTGATCGAGGAGCGTCGTATTCTGGTCGGCGAACACGATCGTCAGCGGCGTACCCTTCCGGTCGAGGGCGACCGAGAGCATCTGGAGGAACGCGTCCTTCATCACGTACCACTTGTAGGCGCGGCGCAGGAGACTCCGGCCGTAAGGGTTGCCGAAGTTGCCGCTCGCGTCGAACGAGTAGTGGATGCACTTCTCGATGGGGATGCGGATCGAGAGATAGCTGTACGTGTTCGCCGTGCGGATCGGGAAGGGGAAGTCGCCGAACTTCGCATAAGGGTCGTTCATCCTCGCGCCGAAGACACTGCCGTTCGAGAAGCCGAACAGAGATCCGGAGCCGAAGGCTAGGTTCGCCGGGTTGTAATTGCGCTGGTACTGAAGGATACCGTCGTCGGTCAGTTCGCCGGTGCGGTGGGTCTCGAAGAGGAGGGTCCCCGGCGGTAGGCTCACGAGCTTCTTGACGATCCACCCGTCGTCGGTGTTCGACCAGACCTTCTCCTGGACGGCGAAGCCAGCCCAACTCGCGCTGAGGAGTTCCTTCACTGCCTTGCCGAAGCCGCCCTGGATCTTCCCGAGCGCGCGATTAACGAAGTCGGTGATCTCTTGGCTCGGGTGCTGGTACATGCCGATACGCGCGGCGAGGCAGGTCGTCAGGAAGTCGACGCCGGAGCCGATCGTGTCGTCGGTGTCGACCATCCGCTTGAACGTCTCGACGCTGACCGTCGACGGGTTCTGGATGAACTTATAGAACTGGTTAAAGAGGGCGGGGATCGGCGTACCGCGCTGGTCCTTGAGATCGTCCCAGTCGGTGATCTCGACGTGGCGCGCGTAGAGCATCCCCTCTAACTCTTCGTCGACGACGTCGGTCGGACTGGGATAGTCGTTCTGATCGTCGAGCGGCGACTCGCGCCTTTTCTGAACCACGTCTAACCTCCGGTATTCGGTCTGCTCATTAGATCATAGGACGCCCGCATCGACGAGGGCAACGAGGCGACGATCGAGGCGCGCTGGCCTGGCGGGAATAGCTTATAAATTGCGTAACCCGCGCCGTCCGTTGCGTGAGTCCGGTCTTTATCGCCCCCGTCGTCGAGCTTCCCTCGTCCCGAGGCGGTCGTCGGCTTCCATCCGACCATCCTTAAGTCGCCGTCGAAGTACGGGCATCCCTGGGGACTGTAGGTCTGGCGCATCTCGCCGAGGGCGTTCGAGAACATCCGATTCATGTTCTCGACGCGGCTCCTGACGCGCGGGTTCGCCTTCGTCTCTTCCTCGTCGGCTTGGAGCGAGTCGATCGTAAACGGGACCCCGAACTCTGCCATCGTCGCGGCGATCTGGTTGTAGTCGGTCACGCCCGCATTGCTCGTCGTTCCGACGCCGCCCGAGACGTCGCCATAGACGCGGTAGAAGAAGTCCGGATACTGGCCGAGGAGACGCCTCGTCATTTCGACCGTACTGATCTCGGTCCCGCTCATCTCGCCGAACCAGTGGATGCACTCCGACCAGTCCTGGCCGTCGGGACCGTAGAGCGGTGGACCGACCTGCCCGACCATCCATATTAGCGGCGACGGGCTGAAGTTGAAGTCGCAGCCGATGATGAGCGGTCGGTCTCGGTTCGGATACTCGTCTCCCCACGGCGCGCGCGGGATGCGGTTGCGGTCCGACGCCGCGTAGTAAGCGCGACCGCCGAGAATGTTGACGTGCTGAGCCTCAAGCTCCTGCAGCGCCATCATCGGCGAGTAGGACTTGAGCATCGTGTCGTAGTATTTCTGGGTGATGATGCCGAGGCGTACCGACTCGCGCGTCGGGATGTGCATCGAGCCGTAGGTCAGATCGTTCGGTGGTCCGTTTCGCGGGTTCACGACGAACCGCTTGTAGCTCCAGTCCTCGCCGTTCGTCGTCGTCGTGATGAGACCCTTGACGTAGTCGGGCGTCTCGCGACATCGAGAGATCACGACGTCGTGGACGATCTCCGGCATGTCGCGCGTCTCGTCGAGCCAGTACCAGGAGATCTCGATACCGCGGAGGGCGTTCTCGTTCGAGAGTACGCGCGTGAACGCCATCGCCACGCGGCCGTTCCTCGGGTTCCGGACGTGGAGAGTGTTCCCGTAGTGCTTAAGCTTCCGCCGGCATCGCCAGTGAGACGGCGGCCGGCGGTCGATCACGTATTCGAGTCGATAGTGCTCTAGCCAGTAGAACATCTCGCGGAGCGTCGCCTGAGAGAGCTGGTCGTACGTGTTCGCGCCGATCAGTCCCGTCCGCTCCGGGTGGAGGAGCATCTGCTCGATCGCGAAGTGAGACCCCGTGTAGGACTTCCCGACGGCGACGCCGCCATACATGGCGAAGTGGTCGAACGGGTTGCTAAGCGCCCCGTACTGCCACGGCGCGAGCGAGGCGCGCGGCATCAGCTCGGCTCGTCAGGTCCGACGACCTTGAGTGGGGCGGGCTTCCGGTCGTAGTAACGCTCGGCCATCGCGCGGAGTTCGCCCATGCTCGCGGGCTTCTCGCCGACGAGTTCGACTCGCCACTCGACGTCGATCGGGTCGTCGGGATCGTCGCCCGGATCTGGCTCGGGCGGATTCGAGCGCCAGTCCTCGGGCCGGCGGTTCCTAAGCCAAAACATGCACGCGGCGGCGTCCGGCGCGAGCATCTCCATGTAGCCTTGCGTGACGAACGCGCCCTTCGTCTTGCCGTCGGCCTGCATCTTCTCGCGGTCATAGACGACCTTGATCGCGGGGTGGCGGTACCCGAGCGCGAGCTGGAAGAGGGTCGCCTCGACCAGGTCGTCAGCCACAGACTTCGAGTCGCGAAGGGCCTGCCTAAAATCCGGGTGGCGTCCCTTCCAGTTGTTCAGCGTCCGGAGCGGTATCCCGAGCTTGCCCGAGATCCCCTCGTCCGTCTCGCCGGTCTGAGCCAATGCCAGAATGGTCTCGGCCAGCGTCTCGTTAAATTTCGATGGACGTCCCCGCTTGCCCATGGTCTCGCTCTCGGCTTAGGTCGCGCTCGCCTCAAGCTTCGCCGCCATCTTCGGGCCGGCGTAGTCGGTCACGAGGCCGTCCATACAGGCGCGGAGAAACGCCGACAGGGTCGTCCCCTCGGCCTCGCAGATCGCCTCGGCCGCCGCCTTTTTCGCCGGGTGACACTTGAAGTTAGCGTTGACGAACACGATACGATCGCGCTCGGCAAGCTTCGCCTCACGCAGGGCATCGTGGACTGAGGTCAATGGCTGCTCTCGCATCGGTGCTCTCCCTTTGTGCATTTATCGTAGCACGTAGGAGAGTACCAAGCGGAGTACGTCGGCCGCAAGTCAGGGGAAGAGTTGGTCGATCACTGGAAGGTTGTCGAATACGAGAATGGTGAGACCGCGGGCGTCCTCGAACTTTTGTTCGAAGCTGATGGCGTCGCCGACCGCGAGCCCGGTCGAGCCGCTCGCCGGGATCTCGAACTTGAAGGTCCCGAGGTCGTTCGACTGGAGG